AAGGGTTTTTTTACAATTAGAATAATAAGAGCTATTAGCACATCTCTTACAAAACTTGGGCTAACAACTAGGGCTTTCTTCAAGAGTGGGGGCTATGTCGCCAACTGACAACCCCCGACCTCAAAGAGTGCCTTAGATAACTTACTAGCAATGACTGCAAGGGATAGCAGGTCATCTCGCTGGGTTCTATTCTTTCCGTAGCTTGTAACTTTAGTATCATTGAGGGATATAAAGTTGGACTGTATCTCAAGCTGTGTTATAATTAAGGAATGGATAATAACGAGCAAAAAAAAGAAGCCGAAACCCCAGAAACAATAAACCCCCCACAAGTAGAAGAAACAAGCGAAACAGGGGCAGTTTTGAGCCAACCAGAGCCTGTAAGTGCAGGAGAGAAACAGGAAGTTAGAAACCCAGACGGGACTTTCAAAAAGGGAGTATCAGGAAACCCAGATGGAAAGCCAAAAGGTCTAAAGAACTGGGACACTTATTATTGGGAAGCAATAAAGAAAATAGCCGAAGCCAATGGTAAAACCGCCGAAGAGTTTGATATTGAACTTGGTTCAAAGTTTATAGAGATGGCTAGAAAGGGCGATATTAGAGTGTTGATAGATTTATTCAATAGGCGATTTGGCAAGCCAACAGAAAGACACGAGCTAACGGGTAAAGATGGTGAACCTCTTAACCGAACCACTAAGATTTTAATAATAGATGGAGAAGACACTGACACAGAAGGTTCTTAGACCTTACATACCAATCTTTCAAACCGATGCTCGTTATATTATCTTAATGGGCGGGCGTGGGGCTGGGCGTTCTTATGTCGCCTCGCAGTATGCTTTGACACAGCTTAATTCCGCAGACTATAACCGAACAGCGATAATGCGATATGTGCTGGGGGATATTAGAAACTCTATATTCCAAGAAATACTAGACCGCATAGACGAGAACGGGGTGCAGAATAGCTTTGATATAGGCGAGAATATGCTGGAAATACAGCGCAAGGAAACACCGAACATTGTAAAAGGTATTGGCTTTCGTAAATCATCAGGCGACCAGAAATCCAAGCTTAAATCCCTAGCTAGTTTTAATAACATTATAATTGAAGAGGCAGACGAGGTGGCGGAGGAAGATTTTATGCAATTAGACGACTCACTCCGAACTATTAAATCAGATATTAAGATTATTTTATTACTCAACACACCAGACAAGAATCATTGGATAGTAAAGCGGTGGTTTAATTTAATTCCAAGTGAGATAGACGGCTTTTACATACCAACACTAAAAGATAGCGAGAAACATAATACACTATTTATTCATACCGAGTATTTGAATAATCAAAGAAATCTAAACCAATCCACGCTAGATAATTATTTGCGATATAAAGAAACCAGACCTGATTATTATTGGAATATGATTAAAGGGTTAGTATCGTCAGGCGTAAGGGGTAGAATATTCAAGGACTGGCAACCTATATCAGTAAAAGAATACGAGGCTTTGGATTATCCAACCTTCTGGGGGTGCGATTTTGGGTTCACAAATGACCCGACCGCCATCGTAGAAATCAAACAGCACAACGACAATATCTATGTGCGAGAGCTTTTATACCAAACTGGGTTAATAAACAAGAAAGTATCTGAAAGAATGGAACAGCTTGGTATTAGCAAAATGAAAGAAATATATTGCGATAGTGCCGAGCCAAAATCAGTAGAAGAGCTTAGAACTTATGGCTGGAACGCTATACCATCAGAAAAAGGGGCTGGAAGTAGAAAGGCTGGAGTAGATTTATTGCTAGGAAAGAAAGTTTTTTATACAGAAGATAGCTCAAATATAGCAAAAGAGATGCAAGGCTACTGCTGGGCTTTAGATAAAAACAAAGAACCGACAAACGAACCGCAAGATGGCAACGACCACTGCTGTTTTACTAAAGATACGATAATAACCAATCCTTTTGGCGAAATTATTGAAACATATTATACTGGCGAAAAAGACGTGTATGAATTTATGGGTTCAAGAGTAACGGCAGAACATCCCTATCTAACACAAAGGGGTTTTGTTCGCCTCGACACATTATCATCATTTGATAGAATAGTAATATGGAAAAACAAATTATTGATGGAATTAGCTTTAGACGATACCCAAACTCTAACAGGCGTGAGCTTCGGTGCTATTTTACATCTTCTCCAGAGAAACGTTTTGGCTATAAGACTAAACGTCTCCACAGGTATATTTGGGAAAAAAATAATGGAGAGATACCTAAAGGCTTTCATATTCACCATAAGGACGGTGATACACTTAATAATGATATATCTAATCTCCAATTGTTATCAGTTCGTGAACACGTTATGGAGAGCTATGATAAAATGTTACCAAGGTGGAAAAAGAATATGGAGAGAACAATCAGACTTGCCTCAGAATGGAGTAGAACCCCAAAAGGGAAAAAGTTTAGGACTGAATTGGGGAAGAAAAACGCTCACTTTATGCATAATTATAGAGTTGATAAGGATTGTATTTGGTGTGGTAAAAAATATGTGGCAAAAAACGCAAACTCCAAATTTTGCTCAAAGACCTGCTTCTATAAAAAACAGTGGGAAAGAACGTGTCTACGCAACAAAAACAAATAATGGTTTCTTCTTTGCTAATAATGTTCTAGTATCTAATTGTGATGCAATTAGAATGGCAGTCTTTACTAAATCAAAACAGAAATATATTGGCTTTTAATTGTGCTTGACAAAAAATAATGCTATAATTATTAAAGTTAATTTAAAAAACAAATGTTTAAATCAATCAAAAACCTATTTAAAAAGAGTGCCGATAAATACACTCTTTACAAGTCTATCAATTTACAAGGCGATACAGTTATCAATTCTAAGAAGTCTTTAGATATAAACGAAATCTCACTTTACATAAATAGGGGGTTAGCCAAGAGAGCCGATAAGGTTGGGCAAATTCAATTTAAGGCTTATAAAGTAAGTGAAAAAGGAAAAGAGCCAGTAGAATTACCAGAAAATCATTGGCTTAATAAGCTATTAGACCGACCAAATCCAAAGATGACGGGTGATACCTTCTGGAAGTTAGCCACACTATATCGTGATTGTGGCGGTGCTTTAATATTAAAGAAAACCAATGAGGCAGTATTCCAAGAGAATCAGCAAATTACCGAGCTGGAATTACTAAACCCCGCTGGTATGCAAATTAAATATGAAAACAATGAAGTTAAATCTTATGAGGTTAGCGATTTTGTTACAGGTGAGAAAAAGACTTATTTGGCTAATCAGGTTATTTATTGGCGTATTCCTAACCCCAAGAAACCAACAGAGGGCGTATCTTTACTTCAAAGTGCTGGTTATTCTATTGACCTTGATAATCAGTTGTCTATTTACCAGACCGCTGTATTAAGAAATGGAGGAAGTGTAGATGCAGTATTTTCATTTGAGAATTTGCTTAACAAAGAGCAATTAGACGTTCTTAAATCAAGTTATGGAGAGGAGTATGCTGAAGCAAAGAACGCTAAACGACCTTTATTCTTAGGTGGAGATGCTAAATTTGAAAGAGTTGGGCTTACCCCAGACGAAATAGGCTTTATTCAAGGTAAGGAACTTACTATCAATGACCTTGCTGTTGCAACTGGGGTGCCAAAATCTATTCTGGGGCTTACATCGGGCGATACATTCGCCAATGCTGATATTGCTTATAGGATATTCTTACGAGAAACTATCAAACCATTAGCTGATGAGCTTGTGAACTTATTGGACTGGCAATTAGCCCCTAAAGACCTTGAAATTAGTTATATTGACCCAACCCCTGAAGATGTAGAGCAGAAACTTAAAACACTTGAAACCGCAAGCCGAGTTGGTGCTATTACGCTTAATGAGAAAAGAGATATGCTAGGCTTAGAACCAGTTAAGAACGGAGATGAAGTAGAGAAACCAGTAAATACCCAGCCAGCTAAGGAAGAAGTAAAATCAGTTAAACCATTATTCGTCCACCCACTAAAAAATAAAGAACACCGAGAGAAGTATTTACTATACCACCAGAAGTCGCTAAAACAGCGTGAGAAGCGTTTTAATACCGAACTTGATAAATACCTCACAGGACAGAAGAATCGTGTGCTAGGGAGGCTTGGAAGCTCTAAAACAAAGGCTGTGAAGATGAACACCAATGAAATCTTTGATGAAGAGTTAGAGATTAAACTAGCTATGCCACTATTAGAAACTATCAAACAAAT